GCTTCTGCGGCCTTCCTCGGTGACCGAGATGGCCTTGCGTAGCAACGCGATGTTGTCCTTGCCTCGGATTGGGAACAGTGAGCGGATTTTATGCGAGCCCATGACCGGCCACGCTTGGGGCTTGCTGCTGAGTTCAGCTTCCAGGTCAGCGAGGGTCACTTCGTCGAGGTGCTCGATGGTCACCTGCTCAACGTGCTCATTGGCTGGCTTCAGCGTGATGTCTACGCCCAGCAGGTTGACTGTACCACCGAGCAGGCGCGGACTCGATTCCCTGATGTACCCTGTTGACTCCCTGTCATTGCCCTGAACTGCCCCTGAACACTCCTGCGACTCGCTCCATGCGGCGCAGGGTGCCTGGGGTGGACTGACAAAACTGACAGAAGGGGGTGTGTCGGTTCTGTCAGTGACATACTGAGCCGTTGTGGTTGGTTCTGTTTTGGGCGGTGAATGAAATTCAGACAACGACAACGAGGCGTCGGTGAGCAACACAGTTGTTGCGAGCAAATCGGTGTTGTTGTTTGGAGAAGGAGAAGGAGTAGGAGGAGGAGTAGGAGATGGAGCATGCGGCTCGCAAGGCGGTTGCATGCCACTGGCATGACGCGCTGCTCGCTCTATGTTTTCCGAGGCTTTTTGCGTTTTTGGTGCTACGTTTTTTGCCTCTTTTTTGGCTGCACTCTTGGATTTTCGTTTTGCTTCTTTTTGTTTTCTTTTCTCCCATCCCTTTGTCGCGTTGATTTTGCCGTCGCGTGAGCGCTTAGAAAAGTTGGCAACCCAAGGTTGATTCTCCTTCCAATCATGAATGAAAACGCCCTTGTCCGTGTTGTCGATGAGTCGGGTTTCGAGTAGTGCTGCCACAAATTGGTCAGCGTTACCTTCGTACTTTGCGACGGCTGCTATCTCACGATTTGACAACCCGTCTAAATTTCCTTTGTGGCGCGATTTTGTCTTTGTGCAGAATTCGTAGAGACGTAATAGATATTTGCATGCGTACGGCCCGACGATTTGCTCAAGTGAGAATAGTTTTGGGTGGTCAACGAAACCAACCTGCATACGGTAATCATCCATGACTCACCTCTGCTGCTGACTTGACTAGTGTGGCGGAAAAGATTTTAAGGCGTTTCTCTTTCATTGCTTGGGTCCTCCATGACCCCTTTGTTGGCCGCCAGCTCAGTCGTTGAGTATGGCGGCTTTTTTTTGCGCACACTGGCGCAAATGATTTTTTAAAATCGCGTCGTTTTTGTCTTGTCGAATTACGTAGAAGAATCTAAAGGAGGGTTATCTGATTTTCCCGTCCCTTTGGACTTCCTTTGAGCTTAAGACTCAAAGACTCAAGAATCCTTTGGACACTTCATCCGTAATTAGCCACTGACTCATAATCAGTGGCTTTTTACTTTTTTGCGCATGTCACTGCAAACCTTTCGTGAATTGACCAAGCCAGCTAAGTAGATCACAAGTCGTAAACTCGCAATTGGATTCAACCGTAAAAGTTGTTTGAGTAGTATCAATGCCCTTATATCGACGTCCTGAATCAATCTATTGGTGGTACCGCTTCAAGGTTGCCGGCCGCGAATATCGCGGCACCACAAACCAAACCAACGCCAAGCTCGCAGCGCAATTTGAGCGCCGCTATCGCTCAGAGCTGGAGATGCTACGGCCACCGGGCAAGCCACGTGGTGCGTACGCCCTAGCGGACCTGGCGGAGTTAGACCGGCGCAATGCCGAGATGCGACGGCGGCGTGCACCGACCCTCGCTATCCAAGAGTTCCATTGGCGCTGGTTGCGTCGCCACATCGGCGATGACATCTATGCCGACCAAATCAATTACCGAATCGCGACTCAATATATTCAGGCGCGCCAAAATGATGGCGTGCGCAATCAGACAATACGCCGTGAGCTGGCCACCTTGTACCGCGGTCTGCGTCTGGCCGTGCGTGATGGGGCAGCGTTCAGGCTGCCCGACGATTGGCCGCGCATCGAGTCCGACCAGCCCGACCCCAAGAGCAGCGGCCGGCTGCACCCTGTGGAGATACTCGCCGAATGGGTGGCCGCTCTGCCCGAGGAGCCGCGCGACATCGCCTGGTTTGTGTTGCTCACCGGCCTCAGACATGAAGAGGCTCGTCGCGTGGCCGGGACTTGGGTGGTGCCGGCGCCAACGGGTATTGGCCTCCCGGCGTTGCTTTCACTCCCCGGCTACGCGACGAAAACCCGCCAGCCGCGCATCGTCGGGCTCACCGAGCAGGCGCTGGGTATCATTCAACGGCGCATCGGCAACCGTCCTGAGAATGAATTGGTATTCAGCCAAAAAAACTACCGCTGGTCGTACAAAGCGGCGTGCCATACGATTGGTTATGACCAGACTATCAAGCTACGTGACCTCCGCGTGGCGTATGCGACGCTCGCTATTGCAGGCGGTGCGGACCCGATTGCGGTTCAGGCGGCGCTCGGCCATCGCCAGCTCGCCACCACCCAAAAATATCTCAAGAGTACTATTGCTCGTACGGCGTCGGCGTCTGTACTTGTTGATATGGCAGTCGGAAAGTTGTTGGTGTGTCACAGCTAAAGTGGCACAGCGTCAGACCCTCCGGATAAAAATATCTCACTTTGACTAATTTTTTAGGCATTGACGAATCCACCACTGATTAGTAATTGATGAGCGCACTAGCGCTTAGCGCTAGTGTATGGAGTTTTTGCCCTAAAAACCCCGTATTTTTAATGAGGATGGAATGGCGACCATGCTGTATCGGAAGCCCGTGCACGCCCATTACGGCAAATCTCAAGACCGACGCGAACTACTCACTGACTGTTGCGGCGAGCCGATACATATCCAGATAGATACCGAGAATTGCGTCGTGGCCGATTGCCTTGGCTGCGATTCGCCAGTGATTATTCCCTGCGAAGCCCAGGATTGGGTTCGCGCCAGTATCAAATGCACAGAAGACCGATTCAGGAGCATTAAAAAACATGCTTAGTCCAGAGCAGCTAGAGGCGCGCCAGGGCCTAATTACCAGCAGTATTGTGGCTGCTTGTGCGGGCCTCGATGAATACACGACGCCGTTGCAAGCCAAATACAAAATCCTCGGTCGGCACGATGATATTGGCGGCAAGGCCGCCGAGCGCGGCGATATATTACAGGAGCCGGTGCTGCGCTATCCGGAGTCCCAGCTCGGTCTCGTGTACGAGCCGGCGCCGTTTCGCTTACATCAAAATGGCTGGGCTGCCGATAGCTGCGATGCCCTGTATTATCGTGCGCCGTACGTCGTTGGCATGGATGACCCCGTGTTGATTGGCGAAGGCAAAACGGCGGCGCTACGTACAGCGGACGGCTATGGCGAATCAGGCACTGACGAGATACCGATTACGGCATGGATGCAATCGCACTGGCACCTGATTCACTGGCCAGAAGTGGACCGCTGCGTTGTTCCTGTTTTGATTGGCGGTTGGGAGTTTTATTTCGACATGTATTTTGTCGACCGCGACCCGGAAATCGAAGGCCGGCTCATGGAGTCCATGGCGCAATGGCATCGCGATTACATCATTGGCGACAAGGACCCGCCGCCGTGCGCCCGGGACCTGGATTGGATTAAGAAGCGCTATTCCGAGTCGACAAATACCGAGCTCATTGCATCGACACCCGTCATTGACCAATTGCATCTGGACTACTGGGATGCGAAGGAAAAGGCCGAGGCTGCCGAGACACATCTGGGCAATATCAGGGCCATGCTAGAGACGCATATCGGACACAACGCAGGCACTGAAACCAGTCACGGAAAAATCACCTGGAAGACGACAAAATCGTCACTTGTTGTTGATTGGGAGGAACTAGCCAAGGACCTATTGTCAAAGTCGCCACAACCTGTCATTGACGAGATAATGAAGAAGTTTACACGCTTGCGGCCGGGTCATCGGCAGTTTCGTGTGAGCAGACTAAAGGACGGGAAAAAATGAGTGCAGCAGTAATTCAATTGCCAGAAGATGTGCTATCGTCGCCCATGCCTACAACACCAGGATTGGCAGTCAAGTTGGCGCGTGTGATGGACGGTGTATCGCGCGTGCGCAAGAGCGGATTCAATCAGCACCATCAGTACAAATTCGCCACCGATGCGGACGTCAGCGACGAAGTACGCTCGTTGCTGGCCAGCGAAGGCGTGGCGTTTTTACCGTCGATGGACTCCATTGAAGATATTCGTGCCGGTGAAAAATTGCGCCTGGTGCGCGCATCATTCACCATGCGCTTTGTGGATGGCGCCACGGGCGAGGTGCTAGCCTGTAAGTGGTTTTCCGAGGCGATGGACAGCCAGGATAAGGCCATTAATAAGGCGGCCACGGCGGCCGTGAAGTATTTCCTGCTCAAGACGTTCTTGATTAGCACTGGCGAGGAGAATGACCCGGATGCTGGTCCTGGGCCACAACGGCAGCGGCCACCAGAGCAACCACGGCCATCGAGTCGGGCGGAGCAGGCCAAGCAAGCGCTTAAGCCGGCCAATACGGACGCGCCGCCACCAGCGCCCGAGGAAATACATGTAGCTGGTCGGCGTATCCGTGACGCCGCATCCGTGGACGAGCTGGTGGCTACGGGCAAATGGATAGCTGGTTTGGGCTTTAGCGCTGAAGACAAAAAGAAGCTGAATGAGTTGTATGCGGCTAAGCGCCGGGCTCTTGACAGCAAAGGTCCGCCGCCAGAGCCCGGTTCAAACGGCTGATGCTCCTGTGCTGCCGTGGCCACCTTCGCCACGGATTCTGACCGGTAAATCCTCTGCCCTCTGCATAATCACTCGGCCTCTTACTCCAAAAACCAGCTGCGCCAGGCGTGTGCGCTGACGAATAAATAATTGCTCTGGCCCAATCGGCAGCAGCTTGATTTTGATTTCGCCGCGATAATCGGCATCAATGGTTCCGACCTCAACCGTGTAGCCGAACTCTGTTGTTGAGCTGCGCGGTCGTATCTGTACATCGGCATAGGGCTGAAATGCTTCGTCCACATGGATGCGCACGCCAGCCGGAATTACCAGTGGTTTATTGCTGGGCTCTACGTCGACAGCGGTTGAGATATCAAATCCGGTTGCGCCAGCAGTCATCTGAATAGGCCGCTGGCCCTCATAGGTCACGAGAATAATCACATTGTATCCTTGTTTTTTGGTTGTCAGTCTACGTCAAAATCGATTTTCTCCAGAGCCTCGTACGTGGGATGTTCGTCTGTCGTTGACATGTATTCCACGCCCAACAACAGCAGGTATTCGCACATTCTGCCCATGGTCATTTCGTTGCTGCGTGCCATTTTGCGCACCAGCGCTTCGGTTTTAGGCGCCACAACAATCGATATCGTCGTACGTTTTATGCTTTGTTCAAGCGGCTTCGGTCCTGGCCGCTTGCGTGCAGGTGTTTTCTTTTTAGCCATTAAAAACCTCGTCGCCCCCCAAGACCATGTTAGGGGATGATTCGTCAATGGTTCTGGTGGTGATTTGTTTCAGACTGAAAGCTGGTCGACGAATTTCTTATAATGAGCCATCACTGATGGAATGTATTTGGTCTTGGTGCGCTCCGGTGCCAGTGCGTAGGGCTTGCCGGAGTTATAGTATGATGCAATATCTTTGAAGCTGTCGCCGTATTTTTTGCGTGCCTCTTCGACGATGCGCGCTGCATAGTCTGAGCATATCTCCGGGTCTAGCAGGGCCTTGGCGTCGCCAGTGAATCCGTGTCCGCATGCTGTCAGCACTGTGACCTGGAATAACCCCCAGGCTCCGCCGCGCCGACCATCTGCACCGTCTGGATTAAGTGCCCAGGGTTTAAATTCCGACTCATGCATAGCAATCGCATAGCCCCAAAGATAAGGGAGCCCGCGCAGCTCGAAGGATTCTTTGATGATGGGACCGTAACGCTTGATGCGGGATTTCAGGGGGAGGAGTATGCCCGGTACGCGCAATTTAGATCCCTTTCTTCTGGAGGATTGCCTTGTCAATAGGGATAAGGGGACTGATAATCGTTCTGATTGACCCAGGCTCATACAGTGGATTCTCCTTAACAGCGTTTCTGGTTTGTTCCCTGCCTATATCTGACGTTGATTTGTGAAGACCAACAGCAGCCAGTGCAGCCAATAACGCCTTTACGGCAGCGCTGGCAATCGATGGGTCCTTGGTTAATTCTGTGACCAAGGCACCACCGAACGACAGCAAGAATACCAGGATGAGCTGATAATAGATCGACCAGCTTTTCCATCTGTACCGTTCTGGGAATATCGCCTGAAATGCATCGCTACTGAACCCGCGCACCACCATCACCAAAGCGGTCGCGACTTTGAGAATATAGACAGCGCTCATAGGGAGATTCCTTTTTCGGTCACCACCTCCGGCGGCAAGAGCCGTGAGGCAATGCGAATTTGATTTGTCAGAAGCTGGTCTACTTTTCCTTCTATCTTCTCGATGCGCTTGTCATTGACTGTCCAGATACGACCAATCAAAAACAATACCAGTGTCTGCACCAACGCCAGCCCGCCAACAACCACCGATGCGTTGATTTCCATATTATGCCCCTGGTTAGTTGCCGCCGCCTCTGGGTTCTGGAAATTTATTAGGTCGTCCATTGGCCCCAATGCGCCCCACGACGCGATACTGCGCGTTGTTCGGAAGTTGATTAACTGCGACAGCCACATAACCGCGTCCCTCGACAAGCCAGGTACCGTTATCGAGATGCTTGAGTACAACCACATCGCCGAGCGACGTATCCCCGAAGATGGCCGTCGCAAGCGTATCGGCTGCTGCTGCCTCTGGCGCAGTGGCCGTGCGTTGACTGACAATGGTGTCAATGAGCGCATCGCCAGGCGCTGCTGCGATTTCAAATGCTACGGTTCCGCCAGCGCCAAGAATCGCGCCGGCCATTACTGCCGCAAGTGTTTTATTCATCCGCATCCCTCACAAGTGAAAAGACAGACCATCAAAAGCAGCGAGCGTTACGAGCAGCGCTGGTCCTTCCCAGCGCACCGAGCCATCGGACTCGATGTTGATATGGCCAAGAGCCAGACTAAGCGTCTGAAGCGTTGGCGATGTCATCTTGATTGTGGCGCTCGGTCGATAACCGGCCGGAAGCGTAAAAATCAACGTATCCAGCGTTAATGTGCCCGGGGCGGCCGAGCCACTGAGGTGAATCGTATTTCCATCCTTGCGATAGCGTACGTTGGCAAATCCGCCGCCAAAATTCACCCAGCCATTTTGCAGACTAGGCTCCACCCATGCAGAGTCTGAAGTGAAGTCCGAAACATTGATTGTCCCAGCATAGGCAGCGACCGCTATAATCAGAACGCCGAGAAATAGTAACCAATTTTTTCTCATGGGCAAGTTCCGGATGTCGGAGTGCCGACCGATGCGATGGCCACCCATTGCGTTGTCGATATAGCTTCCAGGGTTATGGAGTCGCCGGCGTCATCCAAGCAAAATGACCCAGCAGCGCCCGTGACCGTTCCTGCAACTGTAATGGTGTCGTCGCCCACTGCCGTAATCTGTAAGTCGTTTGTATTCTGGCAATAGAACGTCATGAACATCCCGGCCGCCGCCGCCGGAAGTGTTCCTGTTATTTTTCCACTGGCTCCGGTATTCGTATAGACATCTGCCGCATCCGTGATGCCGCTGACAGAGAAATTGCTGGTCTGTGGATTGGCGCGTCGGTTGTTACCAAGCGTCCCAACGCCACCACCGCAGTTATCGACATAGCTCCGTGCGCCGGCGACGCGATTGATGCAGTTATCCGCGCTACCGGAGCCCCAGCTGATTGCAGTGGTATCCTTGCTGAATACTCTGGTTGAATTAAGCGTAATATAAAACTGCGAGCCGTCGAAGTAGGCACCATCTGTTGCATCGGTAGATCCGTGAATTGCCGGTGTTGCCGCTGCACCATCCGCTGTCTGAAGTCGGCCATTGCCCGTGCTTCCGTCAGATATGCCCATATGCGCAGCACCGATGCGCTTGATGCCTGTGTCGGCGGCCGTCGATGCGTTGGTTGCACTGGATGACCAGGTGTACTGCGAGCCGCTCAGCGTATTGACGCTACCGACACCAAACAGGAACTCGCCACTGGTATTTGCACCGACGCCGTTATGAATGGATACGGTGCCGCCTGTCCCGTTGACGGGATTGATTACGGCGGTATCACTGCTGGTCAAGGTAAATGCTGCCACGCTCGGGTCGGTCGAGTCCCGCATCACATAAAGGACACCGTCTGTCCCTGTAAAGCCGGCAGTCGAAGCGCAGCTTGACCCAGCACAAGCATGGATTCCAGAGACGCCATTAAGACACGTCGCTATGTTTGTGGCGAGAGTCTGAGGTGTTGCATTACACACAAATGTGCCGGCGTGGGCAGATACGGCAGCCGTAGTAGTAGCATCGCGCGTACATACATTGGGTGTGGCATCTCCACTGACGGTCAGTGTTATTGTATCTCCGGCGCCGCAAGTGGCATTGGCCACGAGTCCATATGTTGCCCCTTCTCCGCCTGCAATGCGCAGGTTGCCACCGGCACCGGACGTCGTGAGTGGTGACGAACTATGTCCGTACAGACGGAATCCGTCAGGGGCAACATCCGTTACCGGAAACCCGCACTGGACGCCGTTGTTGTCGTAACAGCATACATCACCACTCGCCATCGTGGCGCAGGCACCTGATACCAGAATGCCTCCGGTAAGCGTACCGCCAGAGCTACTGAGTGACGGCGACTGCACCACGAGACCCCAGCGATTGCGAGATGACGGCATATCGGCCCACGCCACCGCCGCAGCAATCATCAATGCGCCAGCGATTAACCAGTGGCGCTTCATATGGCACACAGGCGGCCAATGGCCGTAATGAAGTCACTGGCGCCACCACCCGTTAAGCCAATGACGATTTTAATGGAGTCGCAGCGGCTGGCGTCAAAATCAAATGTCTCGACCGATGATGTGGTGATTGGCTTCGTCCATGTTGCCGCATACATGTTGATGGCCCCTGACGAACCGGGCTCTATGGTGTTGATGTTTCCGTAAGTAGACCCGCCATTGAGCGAACAGGTCATTGTTACGGTCATCGCTGTAATTGTGCCGCCTTCAGTGATGTCCACCTGTATGCGCCCATCGGTCCACCCGTCAGCGACAGGTATGGTGATGGTGCGCGTGGCGATGGTGGCATTGCCGGCTACAGCACTGAGCAGGTTTACGCTGCCTCCGGATACGTTTAATTGTCGGCAGCGAGGGTGATTGCGCTCGCCACCGTCTGAATTGATTGGGATTGCAGTATCTGCCCTGGCAACAGAACCAATGCCGAAGGCAATCAGTGCAGCAAGGATAAGATTACGCATAGCCTATGCGTATAAATCCCCCGGGATGGCCGCAAATAAATGGACCGCCGGTGGATTATGGAGGTGTGTTGGTTCCGTCTACTGCCGTTGCGCCATTAGAGGCCGCAGTGCCGGAGCCGCTGGCGGCATTGGCGCTATGATTGGAGTATAGGTCATTGGTGAAGTTGGCGCCATATCTGCCACCAGAGGACGCATTTCCGACAACCGCGACGGTATTGATATCGTTGGCTGCGGCGCCGACTGCCTGGACAACATCGGCGGTTGTTAGGTTTGTGGTGCGCATCGCATTTCCGACAACCGATGTGTCAATAATATCACCAGAGGTTGTCAGCAGATAGACAGCCCTATCATAGGCACGGATAGAGTTGCCACTGATTGCTACGTCGTAGATATTACCGCTCGATGTTTTGACCTGTATGCCATTGCTGGCATATGTGCCGCTTCCGCCGCTGATGACATTATTGGCTATGACGCCGCATGGTTCATGCGCAAATGCAGGCGAATTGGACTTTTCAAAATAAATACCACTGCCCCATTCTCCCTGCATATTATTGCCGTTGATGCTGGCTCCGATAACGTTAGATACCTGTATGCCATACACACCAGACCCCGATGGTCTCTTGATGTGATTGCCGTGTATATTGATATGCTGCATGCGTGCCGAGGTATCGGTGCCCAGCATGCGTATCCCGTACGGATTGGTTCCTGTGATTTCTATATGGTTGCCGTTTATCTTCCAGTGCTCTGCTAGTGTATTGGCCAGAGCCACAGAAGAATCAATCCCAACCGAGTCGTCATTGATGCAGTAAATTACGTTGTCGCGAATATTGACATTCTTAATTGTTTTAGATGTGCCCAGAAGCAGGTCAATTACAATGCCCCTCGTGCCAACAAACATCGAGTTATCACTAATTAGCAAGCGGTCGAGGTTTGCGGAGTTACCATTGCTTGTGAGCACAATGCCGTAATCTATTGGCGATGAAGCTGTTGACGAATCACCAACATCATTGCCCATTATTGACCAATTAAAATGCGAGACGCCGGTGCATATGGCACCCCGTATGCCAGCGCCCTGGAAGTCAATATTGCGCCTAATGGTGCAATTTTTGATGGATACATCGCGCAGCGACTCCAGCACGATACCGTCGGTACCACCAATGAGATTGCAGCGGTCAACAGTAACCTGGCGGGAGTAAAGATAGAGGCCAATTGAGCATGGATTAACCACTGCCCCATTGGTAAAACTGCATTCCGAAATGGTGATTTTTGATGACACCACATCGATGCCGTTCTGGTCCCCGGGGTCACTGTTGCCCGGCATGCCGACAATGATGCGCGGATTATTTTCAGTATAGCCATTGTCCTCAATGCCGCGCATAATAACGCGCTCGCACCCGTTGACGTGAACAGCACCGCCAGAGTTCAGGCAGGTGGTATCCATGACATGAATATCGACAGAGTTCTCCATGTAGACGCAAAACTCGTAGATATCGGTAAATTTGCAGTTTCGTATGCGCACGTTGTCGCAATACTCCATGTAGATGCCGTACGTGCCGGTGGTGCCAGAGCCAATAATGTGCAGGTCCGTAAAGCGCACGCGTGTATTGGGCGACACGACGGCATAGAATGGCGTTGTGGAGTAAGCCAGGTCTGACGTGTAGCTTTGGAGAAATATGTCGCTGCCCAAGACACTCTCAACACGATGAAACTCAGCGCGACCAGTGCCTGCACCAATGGCGTTGGACGAATGAATACGAATCAGGTCCCCTTCGACAGCAACGGGTGATGTTGTTGCTGTAATTTGACGGGAAGACGTGGTCATCGTCATGGCCTCGGCGGTGCCAATGCTGCCAAGACAAGACAGGAATCCATTGGTTGATATGCTGTTACTGAAGTTCAGCGTGCCGTTTTTGATTTCGATATCGCTGGGAATATTGAGTTGCGAATCGCAACGGTAAGTCAACCCAAGCAAATCAACAACACCAGTCGCCGCATTAATTGCGGCTTGCACATATGATGACTCGTCCGCCACCCCATCACCAAGCGCGCCATAGTAGACCGGATTACTGGCTACGCGATTATGCGAGACCAGTAGCGTTGTGAATGTGTTGTACGGAACCGCAGGCCGCCACGGGTCTTCTGAAAATATCGACACGCCGGCGCTGGTTTTTATCTCGACATTATAGGCCGCGTCAGTGGCGAGATAGATAGCCGGCCACCGGCCAGCAGAATCAGCAGTGACAGGTTGCGTGTGCGCGATGGTCAGTCCGACGTTCGTATAGACCGCCTTCGGCGTCGTTGTTCCGGTTAAATAAAAATAAGCCTTGGCGCCAGAATACGGCGAGCCAGAACCATTGACGATTTGTTGGTGTGGCAAAAAGAAAGCGGTCATGCGGCAGGATATGACGGCGGCGAATTGGTGCAAAAAATAAGACTTGACGTAACATATTTATAGGGTACACTTTAATTATTGGAGGTTGGTTATGAGTCAACTTAAGAAACCGACAGCTTACGACCCGGCAACGTATTGGAGGGCTTATTATCTCACGAAAAACAGAGACAGGTCAGCGAGTGGGTATGTTTGCTACGTTATTCGTGGGTGTCCAGACAACACTGGTCATTGTAGGGCAGGCTGGGGAAAAACGGAACGGGATGCACTTCTGAGTGCGAGTTACTGGGGCAATCAAGACCCTTATATACGAGTCGTGCCGTATTCAAAAGCTCCGGCCTGGGTCATTGAAGAGATAATTTGAAAAATCCTGGAAGCATTGTTCATGGAGAGGAGTCTGTATGATTTTTATCGAGTTTAATCATCTTATCGAGCAGTTTATTGTTGTTTTGCGCAAGTCGGGGTCAATTCCAATCATACTGAAGACATGCGCAAAAAAAACGGATGCAGTCGAGTATGCGAAGCGCATCATGAGCAGCGAGGTGTGATATGCCCAGTGGTCGCAAGGCATCATTCCATGGTTCAAACACTGCCGTGATTCGCGGCAAGCTCATGGAGGAGAGGGGTTATTCGGTGCAGAAATTTGGCAGCTACACAAAGCTAAAAGATGGCAACTGGGGGGTCAGGATATCGGGCATTGCGCAGGCAGGCAATATAGTATCCGTGCGCACCAAGGCTGGCGATACAAAGCAGGAGATGATTGATAAGGTCCTCTGGACAGGTCCGGACAGAAGCGGCGACACCGTGTCGCTTTGCACCGTATCCCAACGAAGCCGCGACAGCGGCGGCGGCAAAGAATGCGTCACTGGCGGCAATTGCAGTTCATTCGGCGACGGCCGAGGCTGCGGCGGAAGGGACTGCGATGGCTACTAAGCGAGGTCGACCGCCGAAGGCGGCAGATGAACGGATGGTGGCGACGAATTTTAAGTTTCCGCCGCGCATGCTGAGGGAGTTGCGCAAGCGCGCATTGGCGGCGCGTATGCCGTGGCAGACATATACAAAGCAACTCATTGCCCTTGAACTCCAGCGCTAAGCGCGGCATCCCTTGCCCTGCGCGCACGACACTACAATGTCATCGTAGTAGGCTTGCACTACACATGTCCGTGCTTGCCGCATTTGATTGCACCTGCGACAGCGTACCGGCAGATGCGGCGCCCAGTAGACTACGCGGCGGGTCACTGGGCATCGCCAGCGCGTTGCCGGCTGCTCTTTTTCGGTAAAAAGATGGGTGGTCATTCGGCAACCGGTAACACAATTTTACCGATTGCTCACTGCTGCTGCATCTCGCTGACATAACTGCCGGCCGCCGACCCAGCATCAACCCCTGCACCGCGCGCCAGGAGCTGGATAAGCGTCTCTGTGGCGCGGGTGATGGCCTTGACCCCCACCCCTGGCTTTGCGAGCGTTCTAAGGGCATCCAGGCCGTTTGGGTCGGTCAGTATCGCCGCAAGCTTGCGAGTGTTGCGCTCCTCAAGGAGGCCGCGCACGATACTTAGCCCTTTGGCCGTTGCCGCGCCACCAACAGCACCGACAATACCCGGTCCTTCAGCGCCGCCAGACAAGGCGCCAACAACGCCGCCGGCCAGCGCATCGTTACCGAGCAACCCTTGCATGTTTTGTTGTAGCTCGCCGGCTGTTGCCAGGTACGGACCGGTTGGGCTGCCTGCCATCGGCATGTTTTTCATGCGCCGACCGATTTCAAATAGGTCTTCGAGTCCCTTGCGGCTGGCATCCGGCAGTATGGCCATGATGCGCATGATGTCACCGGGTCTATCTTGTGACGCCAATTTGGCTGGATTGTAGCGCAGCTGATTGCCGATGATTTTTTCGAGTGCAGGCTGTACTGATTTCTCCACCAGGGCACGCGTCACCTGCTCCGCTCTCTCTGGGTCTTGTTTACGCAAGAACTCCATAACGGACTTCGCTTCAGATGGCTGCATGTTGCTCATCGCATTCATGATATCTTCAGGTGCAGCGGACTTCTTGCCTGCTATTTTTGCAATGGCCAGGTCGTTGGCTTGCTGGATGGTATCCATGACTTGGGCATAGGCTGCATCAGCGGCGGCTAATTTATCCATTGAGCCAGGGGCAATAACTCCAGCCTGTTCAGATGCTTGCAGGTCGCGATACAGGGCCTCCTTGAGCACGCCAGCCACGCGCTTGCGGTTGCTTGGTTTAATGTCCTTGAGCAGGTCGCCAGTACCGGCCAACTCGTCATTGAGCAGGCTCACCTCGCGCTTCATTTGTTCTGCGGATAATGTGTTCGGCATGTCTTTTATGTAGCGCTCAAGACGTCCTGCCAGCGATGAGTCGCTTATCCCAAGCGCTTTGGACGGAGCGTCAAGCTGGGCGTAGAGCTCTCTGGCTGCTTGTTGTAGATTGCTGGTGTCAATGGCCGCGCTTGTGCGTCCGCCCATTGAGTCGAATGCTTCGCCATAGACCTTTGCGCCAAGCATGCGTCGTTGGTTGTCGAGCTTACGTATGCCATTGACGAATATATCCTGGACCAATTTACCAGGACTCATTTTTGGATCGGCATTGCTGATGCTGTTTAAATAATCATTGACGGATTTCGTAAACGCTTCACCACGCGTGAAGTCGCCGCCAACAATCACATCCTGCGCAGGACCAGCGCGACGTGCTACCCCCTCTATATTGAGCAGCGTCGGGTTTTGCGTTTGTTGGCCAAGGCTGAGCGGCACCTTCTCGGCCAGCTCTGTGCCTTGTACTGCGATTGGGTTCATTACGCCGCCTGGCTCAATCTGCTCCAATGCTTTTTTGGCCGGCAGGTATCCTGGGCGCATCAGGTCAGCGCCCTTCTGTACGCCCAGCGGAATCAGGTCGCCCAGTGCGCCTTCGGCGCCGGCCGCACCAATTTCTGAAGCGCGGTACATGGGCGGCGCAGAGCTGCCTCCTGGCTCATTGGTGGCAATTGCCTGGTAGTTGCCCAGGAGGTAATCAGACACACCCTGACGAACCGAGCGCCCTGCTGCCTGGCCAATGGCCGAACCAGCCAAGGGCGCTCCAGCTATGGAACCTGCGATGCCTGCGCCATATTCAATAGCGGGTCCAGCCAACGCGGCAATGTCGCCGCCCGATAAGCCCTCCTCGTTGAATTGCACCCATCCGCCTTGCGGACCACGCACCACTATCTCGCCGCTTCGTGTCTGCGCCACATTACCGGGTCCGTATTGCTTCTCCAGGTAAGCCAGCTTGTCTTCATCGCGCGACAGAAAGCCAACGGCTGCGCGCTGCGCAGCAGGTGCGCCTGTTTCCCTGTCAATGACAGTCAGGTCTTCGTTGAATGCGGACGGCTGCTGCTGCCTGCTAAGCGTGAGCAGCTGGCGCGCCTGTTGCAGTGCCTCTTCTGCTGTAGGTAGTGCGGTCATCGCGCCAGTTTCTCCTGGATGAGTATCTGATGGATTTGTTGGTCATTGTAGCGCTTTGAGCCGTCCGGATTTCTTTCATCATCGAGCTGCTTGGCTCTCGTGGCCGCATCGCTCATGCGCTGCATGCCGCCGCTCGGGTCAACGCGGCTCTCGACCCGCATATAAGAGCTAGCGATGTCGCTGGATAACTGATTGTCCACATCGCGTATGCGCTGAATTTTGGCAGGGTCATTGGAGTAGGTGTTGGGATTATCCAGGTCAATGCCCTCACGAAGCAGTGCCTGCCTGGCACGCTTAACCGCCAGTAATTTATCCTTGGTGAATAGCCGCGCTGTCTCGAACGCAGTCGGTCCCTGCTCTGAATTGATGCTGGTGCGCATGATGCGGTCCAGCTCCTTGCCTGCGCCCGACAGTCCCGTTGTGGCTTTTTGTATCTGAAGACCTATTGTCTCAGTGATGATTTCCGATGTCTTCGCATTGCTCAGTCGCTGTTTCTCAGAGCTTGGGAGTAACGGGTTTGCCCATTTATCGGCGAACTCTGCCAGTTTGGTGCGCGCCTGCCCCCAGCCCGTATTGTACACTTTTGGGTCATAGCTGCCGAGCTGGTCAAGCATACGAATGGTGTCGTCGATGTTGGTAATCTCTTCCTGTGCCTTGGTGATATTGGGTGTCGACAAGGCCATGTCGCCCGTATTGATATTGATGCCGCCGCTCTTTAGGATGCTCATGAACTGCTCACGCTTATCCGGCGGCAGGCTCATCAGATAATTAAAGTTCCGCTGTTGCGGCGTATCCTCTGCGCGGTTTTGGCGTAGCTGGTGAATGGCATCGGCCTGCTGGAGCGCAGACGCAACCCATTGTGGGTCATATTGCTCCGGTATGCTGGATGGGTCAGTTATTCCGGACTGAATAAGGTAATTGCGCATCGATACATATGAGTTGCCCTTATAGTCATCGGGAATCTTATCGAGCGAGCGCAGCGTATTGCCAATCGTAGCCAATCTCTCTGCTGCTTGGTCTTGCGTTCTGGCCTGTTGCTGTTGCTGAAGACCCTGTTGCTCAAGCTGCTGTTTTTGGACCGCCAGGAACCCCTGTGGGTCCATCCGTTGCAGATTGCGCACGGACTCTTCGTCGCCTGTCCGCAAATAGCGACCGTACATCTCGCGTAGCTGCTTCTGTCGCTGCAATTCGGCCTGTTGTCGCTGAAACTCTTGTTCTTTATAGATGGCCTCCTGGTCTAGCTGCTTGGTGCGCTGTGCAGCCATGTAGATAGACGGCAGGTCGAGACCGCGAATTTGTCCAGAGTATGTGCCCATTAACAAGCTCCCGTTCCTTACATGCTGATTTCGGCACCGCCACCACCGCCGTCAAATGCACCCAGTTTGTAGAGGTAGGCCAAATTGCCGATGGTATCGTTTACTCCATTCGCCACACCAGCAGCGCCACCAGCATAGGCATTGCCGATATTGGTGTTCTGTGTCGCCATGTTATTGGCGGTGCCCATGCGCGCATTGGCCATGCCGCCTGCCGCATTCATCTGCGCTCCACCAATCTGACTACCTGTTGTCATGGCATCACCAGCCAGTGCGTTGTACGTGCCACTGGTGAGATTCGCCAGTCCAGTGCCGCGTCCGATGGCATTACCGGCCAATACGCCAGCACGTCCAGTATTCAATCCGGCAAGCCTATCACCCATCCCGGTGTTCAGATTGGCCGCATTCGTACCGTATTGACCCTCGATGCTGGCCAGATTCTGGCCGCGCGATGTCTCTGCATTGGCAATGCCGCCGCTTGACCATTGGCCAAGCTGGCTTAGATTGGCCCCAAGGTTCTGACCAGCGGCACCCAGACTATTGCTGGCGTTCTGGCCAATGCCGGCCAGTGCTAGCTGTTGATTAAACAGATTGCCGTATTCATTCGAAGCCATGCCTTGGCCGTAGTTCTGTAGTGATTTAAGCTGGCCACCACTGATGCTGCGGCCACGTGCTGCTGCTGAGCGCTCCAATGCCTTCTGGCCCTGCGCCAGACGAAACTGGTAGCCTGGTGAATTCTCTAGCGCCGCCTGCGGATTCGCTTGCAGCGCATTCAATTGCGCCAGCGCACCCGTGCCGATGTCTTGATAGCCGGCCAGGTCCCCACGGTACTGATTGTATTGATTTTGTAAGTCGCTGCGCGCCTGCCTCGCTCCGGACTGATACGACCCGATAGCCGCATCAGCACCCTGGTTGATGGCTCCAGTACTGGCGTCGCGTGCGGCAGCAAGTGAAGCCAGTCCGCGCTGGCCATAGTCCTTGATGTTACCTTCTGCCGCATTGTATCCCTGGTTAATCTTCTCGTCGGCGGTATCGTATCCGGCGCCAAGCTGGGTGGCGGCGGTGTTCATGCCGGTGATGCGCTGGTTATACGCCTGCTGCTGGCCGCTGCGGTATGCCTTGATGGCGTCGTCGCGCCCAGCCGTGATGTCGCCGACGGCCTTTTCGCCTTGCTTCTTCAAGAAGCGTCGCGCTTCTCGTGCCTGCTGCGCTTGCTTGTAGCTGCCGTAGATTGAGCCAAGGGCGGAACCCAGTCCCGCTGCTGCTGCGCCTGCTGCCAACCAACCCATTTGCGCCTCCGTTATGGATTTTTATCAATATGCCCGACGCCGCTTACCTGGTGAATTAATCCGAACGACAACATGTAGGTATCGTGCGATATGCCCGGATAGTCATCATCACCACGATGCGACAGCGTGCCCATGAATATGCTGCCAGGGCGCATGCCAAGGCCTGCGATATCCGGGAACACCACACGGGTTGGCTTGAATGCCTCCCCCGGAGCCTGACTGGTTACCCGTTCAATGGTCGTGTCGGTAAGTGCGTCGCCGTCGGTGTTGACCCAGGCATACTCCAGCTCCCAAATAGACAGGCCGCTATCGGTGTCCAGGCAAAACCAGTTGAACACCGGGATGATGTCCGTATTAGGCGTATAGCTCAGCGGCAAATAACCAAACAGCGCTACGCTGCGATGAAAGTGCGGACTAAAAAAATACAAATAAAGGTCATTGACGCTGGAGGCTGTCCTATCCAGAACCTGTCCGGCGATGAGATTGGTAATTGTGTAGCGCGGATGCGCCGCACCGCCAGCGCCAGTGTGTTGCCATATTTGCCGAATGAATGAATACCAGTCCCTGGCGAGTTTGCCGGTGCTATCCAGCAGCGGCACTGATTGCGGCAGCATAGATAGACCCATCAGCCACCTGCCTGCGACAACTCGGCATATGCGCCATAAATCGCTATTTTGATGGGGTCCGAGATAATGATGCGCATTGAGCGCTGACGGAACATGCCCAGCCTGCGCCAGATGGTCCGATACGCGTAGGCGCCAATGGGCCCCAATGGCCGGTGGTGTTCATTACTCCAGGTGCGGCCGCCGTTATCTGACCACTGAAGAATTACTTCTGGGTCGGCACCCTGGCCGCCAATCAGGCCAGTGCCGGCTTCAGTGCTCAGTTGAAACGAGTGCATCAGGATGCGGTTGATGCCGTCGCCAATCGGCTGCGTGTCAACAATGCGCTGGATGGGCTGGTCGTCGTCGACGTACGTATCGAGATCGACATGATAAATCTTGCCATCCGCAAAATCGCCAGCGAGTAATTCGCCAAACGCCGGCAGCATGCAGGACACCCGCCACCGGGTCTGTCCGTAGGTCTGCCTCTCGTGCCAGAGACCGGTGCTGATGTCGAATACGTATGTCCCATTCTGGAACGTCAGCACGTAGAATGTGTGACCCTCTTGCGAGTAGGTCGATGCGACGGCGGCGCGTTGTTGGCCGTAGTCAAATTGACCAATGGCGTAATCGATGGCGTGCGTACTGATGCGCTGAGGAACGTAACCAGCATTGCGGTACACCAGCCCGTCATCACCCAACCAGTAGACTTGTCCATCAATAACCACCACGCTCCAGGGCGACAGGGCGCCGCGATTGATAACGCCAGCCGCATTGCGAACAAAGGGGAACTCCGGGTCGCCGGAGTTGTACCAGACTTCAATACTGCGCTCGCCCATCAGCCACAATTCGCGATTGGCCGACACCACCGTGAGCAGATTATCCGGGTTGGATTCAGCGCTCGCAAACTCGGCAGGGTCCACGTCGCCAGAGTCAGCGATTTCACTGATAACGAATTCACCCGTGTTGCGGGTGACGTAGATAGCGTAGCCGTCCTGCACGGTAACACTACGTGCGTCGACAGCGGAAACTGTTGTCAGAGTTGTGCCAGTCACCACGTATGTCAATGAATCAGCAACGATGGATAGCTGGTACCCATTATCGGCCATCGTAACCGGCTGCGTACCGTCAATGAGTCCAATATAGGTCTGTGTGCCGCTCTGGTCGAGGCGGTACAGCTCCGGTCCGCTCACCACATAGAGAAAGGTGCCCATGGTCCGCATGCCACGAATGGGACCAATGCCAACGCTTTGCCATTCAACCAGCCCAGGCGCGCCAAGCAACGTGTAGGGCGTTTTTGAGCCAGGAGGGTTTGCGACGGGTATTAGGTTTACGACGCGTTCTGATGTGGCCGGAGTACTGCGGCCAACATTGGTGGCGATGGCAAACGGGACAGGGGTCAACATTAAAAGTAATCCGCCATGATTGGTAAGCCGCTACCGTTGCTCTCAACCATCTGCTCACGTAGCAAGCCAAGACCGTATTCCGCCATTGATGCATCAAGAGGCCTCCCAAATGCCGGAGCCGCAGCGGCCGCCACAAACAACACCACACCCTCAAAGGCCCATTCCGGGACAGCAGATAAAGCGAATGGCGCCACACCCAACCGTTGCAGCTCGGCATATTTGTTCGTGATGATGGGCGTCACCAGAGCGTCGTCCTCAGCCGTAGCTGACTCGCCAGTGGCGAGTACGCCGATATTTTGTAGGACGCGCGTCATCACGTCGTTGGCTGTGTAGCTCATTTTTTCTCTTCAACCACAAAGTGGTGATTGCCGCGTAATTTTATGAGAAAAGCGCCAGCCGGTTTCTCGCCCTTGGCGTCTTCAGGTAGCCACTCACGCGTCACTGGTAATTCGACATCCTTGTGCAGTGGGAACGTTACGCCACCGAATTTGATGAAGTCGGGGTTGTTGGATGGACCATTCTGATGGAGTGAATCACCGACGAATTTAGCCTTAATAGCCATTGCATCCTCTGGGTTAAAGGACCGCGCGGTGGAGTGAGGCCGCGCGGTCTGCACCCAGGGAGGCTATTACGAGTCGGCTACGCCTGCAAAATATCCCGTGACGATGCCATTCTGCTTCGAATTGTACATCAACTTCTGAACGGTACGGTTTTCGGAAATAGCCGCACCATGTTTGAAGTCGTAGTCAAAATCTTCCGTAGTGGCCTTGGTTCTCTGCGCCCACGCAACCGCCACGGCCTGCGCACCGCACAGATACGCCGGCTGTACATCGATGCCGCCGTTGCCAACGCCCGTAATGACACCAATCTCTGGGATTTCTCGGATGACGCATCCATCATAGATAAGGTCCCCGTCCACAAAAATTGGGTTATTTTTACCACGGTCTGCCGCATATTCATGCACCGTGAGCAGGTCGGTCTTCAGGTCACGGAACGCACGTGAGCCCGTAAAAATCACGTACCACTCCTCGTCCTCCCGTACTCTGATTGGACGAATCAGTGGCGATGCTGTTTTCGCAATGCGCTTCATCAGACCAACACGCGCCGCAGTGAACTTGTCACTGGTGTTATCCACGTTCGCCAATGCGGCCGAGTGGTCATTGGCTGCATTGTTGCTTAATGCAGCGCCAAACAAAAAGCGGTCGCTGTTGTTGGCCAGATGCGCATCCTTGGTGGCTTCGGAAGCAGACGCATAAGCGGTGCCATTTCCCGTGCCAGTATTAAACATTCCCATTGCCGTGATGATATCGTCGCGGATTTTCTCCTTGGCCCAGTTCATCAATGCCTTCTTGCCGGCATTGAGTAGGTCAATCTCGGACTTCTGCATCTCTGATTCATCGACACGCACGGCATTGCGCAAGAACGCCACCGTGAGCTTGTGACCATAATTAGACAACGCCTCTTCATTGCCTACCAGCGTGGTGCTGCCAGTAACGCCGGTATTCGACAGCTTGGCGATAAACGACACGTTGACCGTCTCGCCGGCCTTTTTGGTCAGGTCCTCGACCAACTGGATAACGGAATCCTCATCATCGCCCATGTAGCGAATGAATCGGTTGCCGCGAATGTACTCACTGAAAAACTTTTTCGACCACTGTGTAACGACATTAGTCGAACTGACTGTAGTCTCTGCCATGGGCTCGCCTCAGGCGGCCGCATCTGGGCCGCGCCTATCGTTTTGTGATTTCGCCCAGAGTCAAATCGCGTTCGGGTGGTGCCGTTTTTGTTCCGCCGCCACGCACAGACGCCAAAGACTTGGGGGCATCTTTGGCAGCCTTCAGCGCCGCTTCCTTGCGTAGTTTGGCTTCGACTTCACGTGTGACAGTAGCTCGCAGCGTTTTTTTGTAATCAGCAATATTGCCGATGCCGGAGAATTCACGAAGCGCCAATGCAAACTCATATGCTGTCCGCGCCGGGTCGTCGCTTGCATCAATCTGGCGTTCGACCGTGGCATTCAGCACAGGGTCTGCCTGTGCCTTCTCCGTCAATTCCGCAATGACCTCGTCATAGTCACTGAACTCACGCTTTGCAGCCATGTGACTGTATCGTGTCAATGCCCGGCGCTCGATTAGCGCCCTCTCTCGCCTGGACTCCTCACGCAGCGCATCCACCTCGCCGCGTAGTTCGGCATGTGCTTCTGCCGGTCCCTGCCAAAACTCCAGAGGCACACCCTTTTGGGGTGCTTGCTGATTCTGTTGATTCTGCTGCTGCGTACCACCACCTGCCTGTCGCTCCAGCTCCGCAATGCGTTGCTTTAGTTGCTGCCTCTCTGCGCGCGCTTGTTTAAGCGCGGCGTAGGGAACGTGCTTAGGTGGCGGCTTGCCGTTATCTGGCTCGTCTTCGGATGGCGGCTCCGAATCCTCTTCTTCTTTAACGCCCTTTTCTGGGTCCGGCTCGGATTCGTCAGGGGCTGGTTCCGTTTCCGGTGCCGGCTCCTGCTCAACCTTGCCTTCGTCTGCCACTGGCCCAGATTCAGCCACTGGTGCATCATTGACGACTTCAGGCCCGCTATCCAGAAAACTGTCAAGTGCCATACAGCCAGCTCCTTACGCGCCCGTATCGTCGGCGGCACGAAAATCACACCAGTGGCATGATAGGGGCAGTTTAGATGGCAATGGGATTGGCGCAAATAAATAGGGGGTCAATTGATTAACACAAGGCCAGCAGAATGGCTCACAGCAAAAAAGACCGTTTTTTCCTGTGGAATTCTTCAGAACGATTCAGTGAGCGATACTTCTCCTGTCACGCCGACCTGATACGAAGCTACGCGACGTTCAAAGAAGTTGGTTAGCTCCTGTACGTCTTGTAGCTCCATGAATGGGAACGGATTCTTGCTGCCATATAGCGGCCGTAGACCAAGCCCGGCGAGCCGCTGGTCCGCCGTATATTCAAGATACTTACGCATACCTACAGACGACAAGCCTGTGATTCCGTATTGCAAAAGGTCATCAGCAAACATCGATTCAATATCAACTGCATGCTGAATCATTTCTGCTGTTTTGATTTTTGTGTCGTTATCAAATAACTCTGGCTGCTCATTGCGTATTATCCTGATGGCCTCATACGCAAATGCCATATGACAGGACTCGTCCCTGAAAACCCAATTGGTCCCCGAGGCAAGACCAGGCAGCAGCCCCTTTGAGCGCATGAAGTATACATAGGCAAAGGCGGCAAAAAAGAAGAGACCCTCGACGCAGGTGGCGAAGCAAATAAGATTAAGCAAAAACCCGCGACGTCTGTCATTTTCGTTCAGTGAAACAAATCGCCAGTCATTAATGCTTTCCATCCAGCGGAAGCAAAAATCTGCTTTGGCCTTTATTGATGCTATATTTTTAATTGCATCGAATGCGCGTGCTCGCTCCTTGATGTCAGGAACATATGTATCCAGTAGCGTCAGATAGAACTGCACATGCAGCGCTTCTTCATACAATTGTCGCGACAGGTAAAGACGAGCCTCTGGCGAATTGATATGGCTATAGATACTCAGGACAACGTTGTTGGCGACAATCGAATCACCAGTGGCGAAAAACGCCACCAGTCGTTGTATCATATGCCGCTCGGCAGGACTGATTTTGTCACGCAGGTGAGCGACATCGATGGAGAAGTCAACCTCCTCGACAGTCCATGTGTTGCGGATGCCATTACGGTACATCTCGTAGAATTGTGGATAGCGCATAGGGCGCAGCGTCAGATTTAGGCCTAGGTCCAAGAGCATTCGGCAATGCTACATTACGCAGGCGGTGCAGGTGAAGGCTGCATCATGCCTGCACGTGCTTGGCCGAGCTTAATTTGCGTATCCACCTGCGTTTCCTCGGCGCTGGCGCGCTTCTGCATGGCGCTGGCATTGGTCTCGTCGACCTCGGCAGCCTCTTTTTGCATCGCCACCTGCTGCATTTGCATGGCCATTTGTTGCTGCTGTTGCATCTGCTGTTGCTGCTCTGGCGTTGGCGGCTGCTGGCCGCCGTTCTTCATGGCGTCGAGTATTTGCTTCTTGTTGCGCAATGAGCTTGCGTTAACAATGGCCTCCGGCGGTATCGGCAGACCCTTCTCTGCCAATCCCGACAGTGTTTCGAATTGCTCCTGTTGCAGCGCCACCACATCGGGCGATTCGTCAATGATGATATCGACACCGAGCGTGGCGAGGTCGTTGCGTATCTCGACAACCTCGTCCATCGTCGGGTCCAGCATCATCTGCTGGATAATCTGCGGGTCCATGGGCTCGCCAGCGCGCTCCGCCTCTTCAATTTGCGACTCAAATATCATGCGCTTGGTGATGGGCTGGTTCAGCGGCACAAAGCGCAGATTCTCGGCATCGTCAGTGACGCGAATCCATTTCTCAGCGGTCCATGACTTCCTGATAATCCACCAGTAGATTTTGTATACGCGGCGCTTCAGCTTGCGCATCGCTTCGAAATACTTCTCCAGCTCGGCGTAGCCTGACTGCTGCTTGGCCATGATGGCGCGGCCAGATAGGGCGCGCGGGTCGGAACCTGTCAATGCCGCATTCGGTCCAATGGCGTCGATTTCGCTCTTGGCCTCCTGGAGCAACTGCAAATGCGTGGCCTGCATGTCGTTGGTACTGAGCACCTGCATATCCTGGCCGATTACGCCATTGACGAGTATCAGACCGTCAGGTTTAGCCAGCTCAGTGCGCAACTTGTCTGGGTCGTCAACCGCCTTGCGGGTAATAGCCACCTGGCGCATTGTCCCAAAATGCAACCCTTTGCTGCGCCGGTGATTGATTTCATCCTGTGGGTCAATCAGGTTACGGACAGCCCCGTAGCGCTCGCCGTCGCGGGTTACTGAGCTGCTGGTGAGAACAATGCAGCAGAAGTTGCGGTCATACTCATCAACAAACGGGACTTTGATTGGTTCCTCAATGAAGCCACGGTTGTTGAATTTGGCGCTGTACCAGACATCGGCAATCTCGCCATTGATACGTTCCTTGTTGACCCAATACTGATGGCAGATTTTCACGCGCTGGCGTTTGCCGTCACTCCAGGCCGTATTGCGTGGTGTGTCGTCGAATGTTTGTGAGCCGTCGCTGCCATCGCCGACAGAATCGTCCAGAACATCCTCGGCATCAGGCCATAAGGCCACCGCCTGGTCGTAATCCATCCAGACCACCTCACCAAAGTAGCGTGAGTCGGAGAAGTCTGGCCGGCGTGACTTGGGGTCGTAGTAGATGCGGTCCCAGGGGATTGCATCAAGGACTATTTTCACCTCGTCGTTACAAACTTCGGTGCTGATATGAACACCGCCATAGCCCTCAACAAAAAGGTCTTCGGCCACCTTGGTGAGCTTGCCCTGTGTATCGGTCTGGTCATCATCGGCCACGTAGCGAATGGCATCAGTCACGGCATCCGCTGATTTTGATTCGGCTGGTGTGCGCGGTAGCGCCTTCGGGTCGGTGCGGCTCTTGATTTCGGTGCCCACAATAAAATCAATTTTGGGTCCGATGCGGTTAAACGTCAGACATGGCTGTTTGCGCTTGGCCAGCTTGGCGCGCTCTTCACTGGTCCACTGGATGCCGTCGCGATAATCGCGGTCGCGCTGGGCGCGCTCTCGCCAGGGATTGGTTGTCGTCTCGAATGACTCGTAATCTTGAATCAAATCCTCAAGCGACTTGCCGCCTATACGCTTGGACTTCTCGGTGCTTTTTTCGCTGTCAGCCATTTGCACCAGAGTCGACCAGGTGGATGCATGCAGCAAATAATTGACTATGACCGGTAACTATCACGGTCATCGTCATCATGGCGACCGTACCTGTCGCGCGGTACGTGCTGAATGCGCTCAATGATGGCGGGATGGGTCTCATCAAGTGCCAGGCCAAACAGGCTCAATGCATCAACGGCATCGTCGTGCTCGCCATTCGGGAATGCCAGCAGTTGTGCCACCAGCCGCCCAGCCCAAGGTGAGCGTGGCAACCACACCTTACGCCGCGCAAAACGCGCCTGGATGGCCCTGGCGCGCGTCGGCTTGTCGTTGACGGGGGCCAGCCACTCCTCACGGCAGTAAACGCGCCTGCGGTGCGATTCTCGCTCTGTATCAGGCTCCGTGGCGCGTCGAATGACCCCCGACTCACCAAACCAGGCAAGGGGTTTCCATTTCTGCCACAGGTCAATCTTGGCATCGGTCCAGACGTCCGAGCTGGCCTGGCCGTACCACCAATCGAGGATATAGATATCGTCGCGCTCGTCGATACCCAACACCGCGTGCTCGGTGAAGTCGCCCTTGCCTTCGGTGACCGCAAAGTCGCTGGACCCATAGATATGGAGGCCTGGCGGTATCTCATCATAGTACTGAATCCAATCATTGGAGAAATACGTCCCCGAGGCGCTCGGTGGACGCTGCTGGAACAGTGAGTACCAGTCGCGTGGCGAGCTAATCAGGAGCTGTTTTCGCTTATGGCGCAGCTCTTCAAGAGAGAACCACTCCGGCCATAGCGCCTCCTCGTGGTCGGTATCCTCGTTCAGAATTGCCGCAAGTGACAGGCGCTCCCATTTGTCGCCGCCTTCTTTTTCTCGCTTCTCCAGTCGGCCCACCAGGTCGTCTTCATGCCAACGGGTGGTGATGATGACAATTCGTCCATGGGGCATTAGCCGCGTGTACAGGTCGGCGTTGTACCAATTCCAGACATGGTCACGGCGCTTCTTTGAATCGGCTTCGTCGCGGCCCTTGAATGGGTCATCAACAATGGCAACGTCAGCGCCCTTGCCCGTGATGCCGCTGTCGACACCAGCAGCGACAAATATACCGCCCTTGTTCGTATTCCACCGGTCGGCAGCGCGTGAGTCACGCGCCAGGCGGATGCCTTCGAAGACATTCTGGAAGTCATCCTCGTTAAACAGATTACGGATCTCTCGACCGAATCCACGAGCCAGGTCCTTTGCATATGAGCTGACAATGATTTGCCACGTCGGATTGCGGCCAAGTAGCCATGCAGGAAAGCGCTTAGAGCCCAGCTCGCTCTTGCCGTGGCGCGGCGGCATCTCGATGACAAGGCGGTCAATCTCGCCTGTCTCGATACGTTGTAGCTCATTGCATATGAGCTGGTGGTGGCGCGCCGGGCGGAATGCCGCATAGGTATAGCAAGCAAAGGCAAGCAGGGAGTCGCGTGCAGATATACGAGCACGGCGCTCCCTGGCTGCATCATTACCGAGCTGGATAGCCTGAGTGGATATTGATTAGCCTCGGAGCCAGGTCACTTTAACATAATCAATGATGATATTGGTGGTCTGTGTACCGCTTGATTTGTGAATCTGGAATACAGGCTGCAGATTGGTGGAGTTGGCAGCGATGGTGAAGGTGGTGCCCGTGGTGGTTAGCTGGGTCCAGGTGCCACCAAGCGTAGCGCGGTAGTAGAACTTCACATTGCTGGTGTCCGAGCAGTCAATCCTGAATTCATAATAGGTATCCGCCGTCATCGTGAAGACTTGGTCGGTTACCTTGTCGTCTTTGTCGGTGGTGCCATCATCTGTTTCGAGAGCAGGCACCAGTGTGGCACCCTGCAGACGGAACCAGGCATTGGTGGCCACACTGTCCTCGGTAGCATTCCAGGCGCTCATGAGACCGAAAACAATCGTGTCATTGGCATTCGGGAGCGTCGGCACCTTAAGGCGGCATTGGAAGATAGGCTTGCCGCTATAGAGGATGTTCTGTTCATCATTCCAGTACAGACCAACGGTCTGGTCCTCGCTGGTGTTGTCGAACTTCAGCTCAAAGGCGCCATTGGATTCGTCGCCCTTGATTGCATAGGTTGGTGTTCCGGATGAGGACACGTCCTTAATCGCCCACACCGCATCAGTGACATTCAGGGCCTTACCAATGAAGTCTTCAAACACAGTGACATTGCGGCTATCGGGGAACCGCGCGGTCACATTGCTGTTGACCACCGCCAGTAAGTCACCAGTGGCGCGTTCGTAAAATACGCCATCGGATTGGCCACCAACAGGAACAAATGAGGATACATTCAGGTACAGGTCGGAATCTAATTCAGCCATTTGGGATACTCCTGGTCAGAAGTCCCAAATTGGGACTTACTTGTTTGTCATAGATTTAATGGCAATCTCGCCGGCGTCAATTAATGCATCCAATTCCGCCATTGACCTATTTCGCACAGGGCGCTTGTCGTCGATGGTGATGGTGGATTCCTGCCTCGTATCGCGCTGACCGAGCCATTGCTTACCGAGCCAGATAAGCATCGTGGCGTTACCTTTTGTGGCAGCTTGGTATTGTGCGCGGCGCAACGAGACCATGCCGGAGCAGCGCTTTTTGGCGAAATAGTCCGCAAAACTTGTGTTCTTCTCGCGATTGACGGCGCGCTCGATTGTGTCAGGGGAGCAATCAAACCAGGAGGCTATCTCGCCAAGGGTGCATTGCAGGCCGCAAAGTTTGTCGAACTCTTCCCAATTGATGGCGACCCTGGGTCGGCCGCCGGCGTGTTTGCTCATACGGATTTACGGACGGCTTTGCCGCCGGTGAGGTTTTGCCAGCGCTCGATAATGACGTCGCAATAGGCTGGCGATAGTTCGGATGCATGGCACGTAATGCCGACCTTCTCGGCTGCAATGAGCGTGGTTCCTGAGCCCGCATAGAAATCAAATACGGATTTGCATTCCAGCAAGCGTATGCACCATTCCATTAGAGCCACCGGCTTCTGTGTAGGATGGACTCGTTTGTCTTTTTCTCCTGAGCGAATCATGCCATTCCATAGTTGCCTATGGACGCGTGCTGGACCGCCGTAATTTGACCATGCCAGCTCACAATCAGCGAATGTGTTTTCTATGCCGGTATCTTCACGCTTATCCCAAATGAGCCATGAGGCAGATGGCGTTAACTGATTGGCAAAATAATTACCGCCCCAAATGATGGCCTTTCTCCCCCCAGCAAGAAGAAACGATACATCAGGAATCGATTCATCGCCGGCGATTGGTTCGTATTTGCCTTTTTTGGCGACGCCAAAATCAGCGCCAACCATCCCATTCTTGACTATAGAAATTCCGTATGGCGGGTCCGTGATAACCGCCTCGGCCCAAAACGCATCGTACTCCTCCGCTCTGCAACAGCAGACAGAGTGCCTGCCCAGTAGCCATATATCGCCATGCTGAACAACAGGTGTTCTTGGTTCATCGGGAACGTCGTCATCCTCATCGGCGCCGCTCGGCTTATTGCTGCCAAGTATTCTGTCTAACTGTTTATCATCAAACCCAATCGAGCCCAGGTCGAAATCCGTCCCTTTTAAATCAGTGGTGATTTTATCCAGCACATCCAAATCCCACTCCGCCAGCTCACCTGTACGATTCAGCGCAACACCAAGCGCTGCGGCCTGCGTATTATCTACATCAACCTCCACCACATCGGCCGACGTGATGCCGAGCAGTCGCATGGCCTCGACGCGCCCATTGCCGCCAATGACCTTGCCTGTGCTCTTTTGCACCACCAGCGGCTCAACCTGGCCAAACGCCTTTAAGCTGCCCCTGATTGATTCGATATTCTTCTGGCCGTGCTTGCGTGCATTGGCTGGGTCCTGATGCAGGTCATCAAGCGCCACATGCTTTATCTCTAGTACCATGTGTAGTCTCTTCTCGTTGAGCGATACGAGTTGAATGCCACTGACCGCTGAAGCGTCAGCCCTGCCGTCGTGATGATGGTGTTGGTGATTTTCCCGTCCGTACCGGCCACCCAGGCGGTGGCGGTCGTCGTTGTATTCGACGAGACCGGCGAGCCCACGGATACACCGCCTTCGGCGGTCCAGGTGCTGGTGACGATGGTGTCGGTGCTAAGTAATCTGGACCAGTCAATGGTATAGTTGATGATGGTGTCTTCATCCTTCGGCACATAAACTTGGTTATTGCCATCGGCAAAGAACACGCGCCGCGCTGGTGGCTCGTAATAGGTTGGCATCGATACAGAATCACTTGGAATTGATGGTCATGGCGAATAATACAAGTGCAATGAAAGCATCCTGGTTCACGGCAACTCCTGGCGGGCTCATAACATTCCATGCGGTTCAGATTCGCAAGCCAAAATCCAAAAAGAAACGTATACGAAAAAAATGGGAGGCCAATCCCAACAATTGGCGCTCACTGAGTTTTTCTACAGAAGCAACAGCTGGGACGGTATTTATTCAGGTCGAGAAATGCGCCACCGGCGCAGATAATGAATTTGTAAAATTTGAAAACAATGGAGTGAATTGGTCGTGGGTCGCCATGTAGCAGGTCAGTCCGACAGCGCACCCATGTCAGAACCCGGGGGAAAATCAGGCTTTCTGGCGCGCCGTCGGACAGGAGACCCCATGTCTCGCCACTGGTTTAATCCGTCGCGATTTCCTGGTCAACAGCGTCATTCTCCGGCGCTTCTGGCGCTGACCCAATAAGCAACAGCATTTGCACGTCCTCGATGCACCGGGTGAATGAGTCGCGCATGCGGCGCAACTCATCAATGGGCACATGACGGACCAAGGGATGCCTCGACCCATCATCGGCAATTAAGGTTATTTGGTAGACAGGTATAGGATTTTTCGGGTCACTTTTATCGACACCGAGACGCGTCCCAAAGCCGACAGTCGAAGCCAGTGCCGTCCGCATAAGGGCGTCGCCGACCAAATTAACAGGTGGCGCTAGTCTTTTTTTTTACCGATACAGGACGCTTAACCGCCTTGCCCTTTTTTGCCGTGGTCTTCTTGCTGGCCTTCTTGGTTGTCTTCTTCATTGATTAGTCCCTGGTTGGTTGTTGGAGCGACAAATTCTATGACCGGTCACCACATCAAATCAATGACCAATTTTTGATGCAAGCAGTTTGTCGTAGCGGTCTTCCCAGCGAGCCAGTGCGGCGCGTACCTCAATCAGCTCACTCCAGAGCCGCACGTTCTCATCAAACAAGTGCTTATACGTGGGCCTTCCGCTCGTTTTTTTCTGCTTGGTCTCGGCTTCCAGTGTCGGTAAATCCTGCTGCACTTCTTCACTCATCGGTTCTTCTCCGTTTTGATGAATCGTTTTCGCTTCATGTGTTTCTCAAAAAAAACAACAGCCCAATATGACCGAATGTACTCACGCTCAAGATCGTGGATGTATTCGTTCTGCTTGCTGACGTGCCGCATAGCGAAAAAAAACATCACCGCAGCAATCATCGCCAAAGCATGCGGCAGGTATCCTGTCACATCATCCCCAATCATCGCAGATTGTCCGCCACCGCCTGGCCCCATGGCGTCAGCGCCAACACCATGTCGCGGCCACATCCCCAATTCGAGTTATCCACCAGCAGATTGGGCGGACAGCGCATATGCAGCGTCCAGGCCGCCCAGGTGATGCCGGCGGCGCGCATGCGTGTCATGAACGTACGGGTCTCGGCATTGGTCATGTAGTCACCATTTGGTGCCGGACCGAACTCCCCAACAATGACGGCTTTTGATTGCGCCGGCGTAAATACCTCGGTGTCCCAGTATTCGACATGGCTGTATTCATGCACCTCGTACGCAATTTGGGTGTCGCCAAAATTGTACCGCAACAGACTGCCCCAGTTGCTCGACCACCCGCCTAAGGCCTGCACCACAATGATATGGTTGGGCTTGCGCCGTGACGATTCCACCGAGCGAATTGCATTAATCAGCTTAACGTACTGAGCGATGCGCCGCGCATCGTCGGCGCCTGCATAATTTTGCTCCGGCTCATTACAGAGGCCGTACAGAACGTGTCCCTGGTCGGCCAGGTCAGCAGCAATCGCCATCCAGGTCGCTATTGCGGCATCGGTCGGTACGCCCTGGTCGTCAATGATTAATCCCTTGAAGTCCCACGGCGCAACCAGCACACGACAGCCCTTGCTGCCAATATAGGAAACCAGGTCAATGGTCGATTGCCGATAATCCGGGTCACGTTCGTATGGCAGATTATTTTCGCCGGACTCCAGACACAAACGAAAGAAGTTTGCGCCCAGCCCAATGGCAAAATCCACACGCCTACGCAACTCACGCTGCATATCAGCGGGAGCGACGCCCTCGCAGGCATCGCAGGACCGGCAGTCGTGGACGTTGACGCCGCGACCAACCCAAACAGCCCCTGACGAATCAATGAATTTATTGCCCTGCACGCGCAACCAGTTTTCGTTGGCGGGTGCCGGTGTGATGGGTGGTGTGGTGTCCGGTATGTCGGGTGTGTCGGCCTCCAGCGCCGCAACCCTGGTTTCGAGTGCCGTCGCCTGGTTGTGCGTTGCCGCAATGGCCTCCGTTAGACTTCTGAGCATTGATTCTGTGTTTTGCAGATGCTCCGTGAGCGCAGTTTGTAACTGCGCCATTGATTCAGCATAGGTGGACAATGCAATCTCCGTGGGGGTTAGTGCCGCTTGTAGACCTTCTTGATGATTTTGAACTTGGTGTCACCGCAGTAATGCATGCGCCTGCTGCTCTCGTATTCAATCATGTCGCGCAGCTCTTGACTGCCTGTTTCCATTGATTCGGCGGCGCGATTGATTACCGTACGACTAACACCACACTGCCGCTGGCCGCAATGAGCCCAGCGGACATGTCGGCTATGCACGATTTGATGCAGCTCACTCGTCGTTGATTGGACCTGTCTCGCCAGTGAGTAAATGTGACGCTCCAGTGCCGCCATCTGGCCCTGTAGCCGCATGGTCTCCGTTATCGGCCTTCCGCGCTTTGCCAATAAACACTCCTGGACTGATGGATGGACGCCTGCGGCCCCTGTCGAGCCGCAGCTTTCTCTTCAGAATGTCTAATGCATAATTAGCCCCTGGCGCAACAGCCGTAAGCCATCCACGTGCCGCCAGGTCAGCGAGCCACTGCTTTTGCTCCGGCGTCGCGCGGCCCTTGTTTAGCCGCTTCATCTCGATGGCGATTCCAAATCCCTCTGAATAGCGCATTCCATCGTCGGCCCAGTGTTCGAAAATGAGAATATCGGGCACGCCGGCCTTCAGTCCGGCACGCTTCATAAGCCGACCAACATGCGGTGCGCGGCGGCCGGCGTTGTTGGTGTGGAACCATAATGCACCAACCGCATCGAGATACTCGGCGACAATCATTACCTCGACGCGCTCAAGAGGGTCCGAATCAGCACGCTTTGTCGTTTTCATTCGCTGTTTCGTAGGGTGGTTGGACTGCTGCCTCTTTTTCGCCAGCCACAATCGCATAGCCTGCGATGTCATCGTAGGGGGACTCGCCAAATGCGTCCTTGCGTGCCCCAATGCGAAACAGCTTATCCACGATACGCACCACTGCAAGCGCGTCTCGGTACTGCTCTGGCTTTATCCCGTGAGGGTAGATGCGTTGCAACACCTCGCCACTGAGATTGAACGAGTCGCCGTAGGCTGCGTTCTTAATGTCAACCATCTCGCCAATACGCCGGCCTCGGTTTGCGTAGGTCTTGTTAATCACCGCGTTGCTCCTTGTCGAATCCAGGCAATTAGCCTAATGCCTGCGGCGCAACAATGTCGTTGCATCAAATCAGGACCAACATGTTACACGCACTACTCGCAGTAGCAGTATTGGCAGCACCCCCAGCAAAGCATGACCCCAACAACCACGTGGTCGAGCACTGTATCGACGTGGAGTACATCCCGCGCTGCTTTCTTGAGAAAATAGAATCAGCACGGCCACCGCGTCTCATGATTCCACCTGATACATTCACTGCACTGCGTGCGACATGGGTAGCGCCCCTGATGCAGCTCTATGGTGACGATGCGACGGTCATGGATGAACGCAATCAGGAGTACATCAAGCATCGCAACCTGAGCGTGGGGACCTACCTATTCACCATGCAGGTACTGCCGCAGCGCAAAACACTGACCGTGCAGGCATTCGGGTTCGGCACGACCAGTCCATTCCGTGTTGGCGCCTCAGACCTGCAAGCGGAGTTCATGGCGCGCAAGGGCATGATATCGCGTCAGGACCAGCTTTCTGAAAGCGCATGGAAAGGATTCAGTAAACAGGCGGTGTGTAACAACGGCGTCTTGGGCACGGCCATGATGGCGGGTGGCGCGGGACTCAAAGGCGGCATGGAGCTAGGAGCCAAATCACCCAATCCTTGGGTTAAGGCCACGCTAGCCGTAGGTGGTGCGGCAGGCGGCATGATTGCCGGCGCCCTGGTGGCAACAGCTACGTTCTGCGGCGACGAGAAACAGCCTGAGGCGCCTGCAACAGCAGTCCCAGCCAAGGACCCAGTGGCACCTGCTCCAGCGCCGGCACCTACGCCCACTACGCAACCCAGCAAAGACCCTCTTCAGGACCCGCCAGCCGGCGGCACGCCTGGCGGTTGCGACCCAAGCATCACGAGCTGCAAGCAGTCCATGCCCAACCCCGACAAGCCGAGCATTGGAACATCAAGCCCTGCTGTTGATATGCTGTTTCATACGGGAATGGGTGCGCAGCTCATCCTGGTGCAATCGCAGGCTGAGGCTGTCTATCGCTCATTGCAGCAGCGCCCACCGAGCGAGGTGCAGCGGCTCAGTCAGCTGATTATTTATATTGATACACCAGCAATTCTGAAGCAGGGCTCGCCATTGACTAAGCCAGTGACGACGCCGTTGCCTGTACCCATGGGACCGCTGCCGCCTGGAGCAAAAGAGCCCATCGGTAGCGCTGGCATTGACGGCAACTATTGCAAGCTGGCGCCGCAAAATTGTCGCCGCTAGGCCTTGCTGTCTTTGACGATGGTCCAGACCACCAGCGAGCTGTAGGCGCCGACGAAAAGGCCGGCAATCGTCAGCGGAATCATTAAATCAGGCATGTTTTTTCCCCTTCGATTTAGCAATCCAGTACGTAATCAGTGGCAGGATAATTACTATTGCCACGCCAACCATTAGTCCGCTAATCAGCGAGCCCATTACTTTGCCCCTGCGTCCTTGAGTTGCCTTTTGCGACCTTGCAGTGCTGCAATATACAACGGCGTGACGGCCAAAAGCACCAGGGCGTAAGCGCCCAGTCCCATCAGCAGCCATTGTGTTGTCGTAATGCCTTCCATTGGCTGTCCTCCTGTTTTTTACAATGCATCACCTGCGCCAATTAGGCTAGGGTGCGACATGAACGAATTTCATACATGGATTGATATCGATATAGTCGACACAGAAAAGCCTGTACGCAGGTTGACGTATCGCCTGAATATCTATGGACCCCTGCTTGCTGCCGATATGTACATATCCATTAACGATGGCCATGATGCGAGAATCGCTAAGGTCCTGTGGGACCCGCTTGAGCGTCGTCAGTACGTTAGCCTTGATGACGACCGCTGCTGCACCGAGGATTGTGCGTATATGCATAATATACTAAGCAAAGCAGGATGGATGATGCTCGGCGAGTTCACGAAGGACTTGGATTTAATGCAGGAAACAGAGGACGACGAGGATGCAGCGGATGCGAACATCCAGCCATAATGAAAATCGAGCCATACTCACCAGATGACCGTGTTGCGGATGACGGATTTGTCTATTTTTGCGACGAGTGTGGTTGGCATTATGCAAATGAGTGGGATATCACGCGCTCATATTTTTCTGTGATTGAGAAGCTTTAGTATCCGCTATAAACTGAGCTAGTTTGCTAATATATTCACCCTCCTGTTGCAGTCTAATCATCTCATACTTGCTTATTGCCTTAATGTTTTCTTGAATTTCATCCATCTGCTTTTTTAGTCCTGTATATGTCATGGCATTGGCAAGGCATAATATTGATATATACGTAAAAATTAGCATAGTGCCGCAATGAACCGCCTCAAGCACGACTTCGCCATGCGTGTAGTTGTCCATTAGGCGATATGCCCAGAATAATAAATTACCCAACGTCAGCACCAGGGCGATAGCAGCCGCTAATCTTGATTTATTTGTCATCATTGATTTTACCGACCACGCACTGCGCATGCTGGTTGTCTGCCAGTGTTAGTGTTGCTGGATGACCCTTGGTGGTGCTGCGGATATATACAACCATCTGGTCCTCTTCTGGCCTATCCAATAGGCGCGTCATCGACAGCTTGTTGGCCATGATTGCTCGCTGTATAGATGCATTGACTTCGTCCATAATCGAACGTTTCCAATTCCAGTGAATCAACATCGCTCCGACGGCAATCGATAGCAGCGATGATATAATGCGCAAGGCATTTTCTCTTGGCGTCATTCTCAGCTCAGCCTTCATTCCTCATCCTCATAGTCTGGGATATCACCTATGCGCGCCATGACTGATTTAACGAATGCCAGATAGACACTTGCAACGATACGCTCAACGACCAGATACGATGCACTTTGCAGTGGTGCTGGATAGTGGCTGTATGCTGTCTTGCTGATTTCTTTACGTATCTCCTCCATTTGCTCCGGTGACGGAATTTTGGTGATTTTTTTGGCGTAATTTTCAACATAGAATTCCATTAGCTCATTACGGATGGTTACAAGCTTGTGCGCCATCCTCATTGCTGACTGCATAGTGGCTGCATTTTCACCTGTAAATATATTCATGGCCTAAACCTCTGCCGGAAGTGCATCCGCGCGTGTAAGTATCCGTTCTGTGCATCGCAAGGGTCTTTTTGCTCCGTGTTTAGGTCCCTGACCATTTCATCGAGCCATGATTCCACCTCGCCAATCAATTCACTGCGTACTTTTAAGGCGAACATAGCAATAGGCACACCGGCCGGACCTTCCTCGTAAATCTCGTCGAATATGCTGTTATACATATCGACCCATTCCTTATGCGTTCTCTGTGGCATATGAAGTCCTTTTATTTAAACCATTATTAGGTCTATTATTCTTTGACGCATTTCATCTGCTTTTTTCATCTCATACTTCAGCGCTATCTCAAGACTACGGACACGGTCGATAAGCAATGGTACTGCGTAGCGCGATGCTGCGATGAAACGCGCGTCGTTACAGTGTTGCGCATAAATTCCAGAATCGACATCAGCAATATTGATGCGATTGCCATCCGTATCTTTGCGTAATGTCCGCACAACGTAGTGGCTCCCATCATTTGCCTTGATTACTATCCATGGACCAGGTGTTGCTTCCTTGGTTATTTCATCTATCCCGTCAAGTTCTTCTTTGGTCATCTCTTTTGCCGTGTTTGATTGCACGTTGTCGTCGGCGTGCATTAGTTTTTCCTTAAATTTATTTTTCTCTGGCTAACACAATTAGGGCATTGGCACTCCTGCTCGTTAGCCATCACCGCTGTCCCTGACGCCACGGCAGCCACACCAGACACCAACCACTGGTAGTAATTCAGAGCACCAAGCAACGTCTTCATGACATCCATTATCCGCTTCTTGTCGTCGCCCTCGGGCATAAAGCTTCCGTCAATGATGTCGGGTAGTATTTCTCGCAGCTTGTTGTCTGCGTAGAATATGTTTCGACTCGATGTCTGGCCAACAGCAATGACGATTGCCGAGACATTGTGTCGCTCCAGTGATGCTTTGATTTCCGTGGTGGCAGCCATCAGATTGGGTTCTGTTGATTCACCTGTGGTCATTTCCATATGTATCCCCTGTACAGAACAAATAGATGAGCAAACGCATAGAATCCGGACATAAACATGATTTTTATGTTTCCTGTGTCAAACGCCCATGCAAATGCCCATACCTGTACAGCCAAAAGAATATGTGCAATCCAGAATCGTTTAGGCACACTGGCCGCCCTTCTCTCTGAGTGCGTCCAGTAACTTACCAGGAAGCTTTCCATTATTCTCTCTAAGCACACCCCGTAGCGTTGTCAGAAAGCGATGAAAAAACACTCTGAACGCGTCGCGGTCTTTTTTGGCTTTCTTTTTTCGCTGGCGCTTATTCATTCATCACCCTCTCATAGAGGCAACCCTGCTCTTCTTGCAGAGTCTCAAGTTTTCGCAGGTAATAGTCATGCATCTTCTGTTCAGTATCGATAATGAGATGCAGCCTCGCCGGACGGTGTCTGCCGTAGCGAAGGCCATTCAGCTTCTCCAGATACTTCACATATGACTCCACCTTGTTTTTAACCATTGCTATTTCTCGCTGATTTTTTTCCAGACTTTCTGCAATGGTCATTCTTCACGCTCCGATTACGGCAAGCGTTTCGGCCGATGGTTTTTCTCCAAGGGAACGCATCAGTGACGCCAGTGATGCCATGTTGGCTTCTCGGGATTGGGGTTTGCCCTCCGGCGCTGGTGGGACGTAGGCTTTATACATCCCAGTGTCAACCGACTGCTGGCTATTCGCCGCTGACTGCTGACGGTTAAACGGCTGCTGTCGTGGTGCTGGCGGCCCTTTGGCGGCCTCAGCGAGCAGGTTTTGATACACACCCCCAAGATACCGCCAAGCGCA